TGAGACCCCTTGGTAAGGGTTCTGGTATTAACCAGCGAGCACCACCTCTGCCTCATCACCTTATCCAGCTATATGCCAGAAAGATTATTCAGTCACTCCCGTGTTGAGCTCTCAACAAATATAATATATCAGCATTCTCAGGAGTTGTCAACCACCTCTCCAATAATGTAACAATCCTCAACAATTGCATCCATAGCATCTCCAGGGTAGGGTGTCACAAAGCAGTATCCTATACCACAATTGAATACTCTCCTCAACTCCTCCTCTGTTATGTCCTCTGTCAGTGGGTTAGATGCTGCACCCTTTTGTATAGCATGGTATATCTCTGGTCTCTTCCATGATGTCCAGTCGATCTCAGCATGAAGACCACTTGGTATAATCCTATCAACATTCTCCTGCAACCCACCACCTGTGATGTGTGCCATACCTGAGACATACATCTCAGTAGTAACATTTGCTACTGATTCAGTATAGATTCTAGTAGGAGTAAGTAACTCTGGATGATTTTTGTATGCTATCTCATGTCTCCATAACATATCATTGATGAGACTAAACCCATTACTATGCAGTCCACTACTCGCTACACCAACTATAGCATCACCTGGTTTGATACCAGTGCCATCTATTAGTTCATACCTGTCCACTATACCTGTACAGAAACCTGCTAGATCAATGTCATCTCTTCCTGCTGGTGGAGGTCCAGATCTAGGATGCTCGGCAGTCTCACCACCTAACAACCTCATACCTGATATCTCACACCCCTTAAGTATACCCTCCATAACCTCATCCAAAATAGGAGAGATCTTACCACATGAAATATAATCCATGAAGTATAATGGTGTAGCACCAGAGGTGATCACATCGTTAACACACATGGCAACAAGATCAATACCTATAGTAGTAAAGTCTCCAGCAACCTTGCAAATATTAATCTTAGTGCCAACACCATCAGCACCTGACATTAGGATTGGTTCTTCGTAGTCCTCAAAGTCTTCTAGTGGAAACATACCAGAAAATCCACCAAGACCAGGAGCCTTAATGGATTTTGCAAACTCATTTCCTTTATCGATATCTACAGGGTATCTCATATGTCACAAGGGGATTGATCGACTTCTGCTAACTCTACTAACTGATAATACTTCTTATACAACTCACCCATTCTAGGTTCAGTAGCACGAGACTTCCACATCTGTCTCAATATTTCTCTCATATCATCCATCGGTACCACTACCGACAGACTTCCATGTGTATAAGCATCCGACATTAGATGTCTCCTGGTGCTCTGTTCTCAGAGTAACCTACCTCAAACATCTGATTAGGATAACGTGCTGCTAACTTAAGAGTATTAGTATAGATGACTTCATCTAAACGCACTCCTAATGCTAGTGCTGCCTGTGCTGCATACCATATGATGTCACCCAACTCCTTAGTAAGGTGCTCCTTCTGTGCATCGTTGTATGGTTTGCCTTGGAATTTTAACTTCTTAACGATCTCCATAAACTCTCCACCCTCTGAGCACAACCCAGATGCAGCAGTATCTAACCTAGCAATGTCACAACCTTGTGCTTTCAACTCACCATACCTTACTAGTAGTGCGTTGAAGTCCTTACTAGCTGGACTAGTAACTCTATCCACAAAATCTGTGTAGTTATCAAGATCAATCTCAAACTTTTTAGGTTCCTTTTCCTTCTTCTTTTTATTTTTAATCTTCTCATCTAGGATCTTCTTACTTGTATGGGCAGTACCCATCTGCTTAGACTGCTCCTCTGGTGTCTTAGGAGTCTTGTCATAGACATCTTGACCTTTTTGGTTTGCATCATCTACTTTATCTCTAGCAGCATTAGAGATCTCTTCAGCAGCTTTATCCTGCTCATAGTTTTCGCCTGGGGCGTTTGTAAATTTATCAGTCATTAGATCTTAAATCCTTCAAAGGTTTTCTTAGTGTCAGTAGCAGGTTCAATATCACCTGCATCGATGATTCCATCTTGTGCTCCTTGATCACAATCATACAGCCTCATCTTTGCTCTGTCAATACCCACAACAAATCTTTTATACATTGTGGGGTCATTGTATCTATTCTTCAACTGCTTGATCATTATCTGACCTAGCTCCTCCATCTCCTCATTTGAAATAAGAGCGAGCATAAGGTCAGCAGTAGCAGGTAATCCAAAAGACTCAGAGGTGTCTGTGAGATCAGGATCGCTGCTACCAAAGCCAGCACGAGTAGTTTGAGTAGCACTGACAATCGGGACGTTACTTTCAACAGCGAGTCCTCGTAACTCTTCTGCAATTGCTTTGACATAGGTATAGGAGTTTACTATAGTGCCTTTGTACCTAGCAGAGGCACAAATGTTTAAGTAGTCCACGAATATAATATCAGGACTGAATCCTTTCTTCATAGACAACTCATTTAAGAGTGCCTTAAAGTGACCCACATGTGCTGACGCTGTGGGATACTCTTTAATGATCAGTTTACCTTGTGTCTTCTTGGTTAACTGAAGCAACTTGGAGGCGTACTTTTCTTTACTGAGGAGGGGGTCGCTGAGTTGCTGGATCGGGATGTCCAAGAGGTTGGCATCAATTCGTTCAGCAATTTTCTCCTCTGCCATTTCCATTGTAATATATAATACGTTCCGTCCTTGGAGCAAGACGGAGCTAGCGCAATGGCACATGAATAGGCTTTTCCCGACACCTGTACCAGCGAGTGCGATATTAAGAGTTTTATTAGGGAGACCACCTTTGGTAATCTTGTTAAGATACTCGATATCAAACGGTATCTTCTCTTCCTTCTTGTGATAGAAGTCATATCTGTCATCAGAATCTAGGATGTAATCGTGTCCAACATGATCATCAAAACACACGCCAATAGCTTCCGACATGATAGACGGAATAGCATCTTTCGTACGTGTTTTGTCTTGTCCGTCAGCAATCTTGACAGACTCCATTAGAGCAAGGTAAATTGCTCTTTCTTTGCACCACTTCTCAGTGGTCTCGATTAACCAGTCCTCGTTATATTGATCCCTATCTAAATTATTAAGAAACTGCTCAACCTCCTTGTATATTTCCTCGGAGATGTCCCGACGTTTCTCTACTTCTATCTTTAGGGCGTTAGGTTCGGGTGTGGTTTCAAACTTATTAACATACTCAGACAAGGTACTGAAGAGTATCTTATGTGAGGACGTGTCAAAGTATTCATCTTTAATAAATGGTAAGACCTTCCTAGTATACGTGTCGTTTAAGATTAGTTTACTAAGAGTGATCTCTTCAATCTTTAAGGTCATGTATAGTGTAGATAGGTGGAGACTGCATACTTGTCCTGCTCTTTAGGAGCACAGTAGGTATGTGGGTATGTCCACGTAGAAGGGAACATCAATACTCTACCACACTTCGCAGGTATTTCAACGTCAATGTCATTGAAATATGTTGCACCACCATCTTCAATAGTATTCAAGTAGATGACATAGGTAAGGAACCTCCTTGCAGAGTTGTGATCACCCACATCAATGTGACGATCAAACCTATCCGCTGTCTTGTGTTGATACTTATTGATCTTGACTTGCTCAAGTGCGTTCTGTCTGGGCCAATACCTCTCACAATCAATGTCTTTGATGTACCTTTCGCCACATCCCTTGATTGCTAGTATGATCGCCTGGTTAACAGGATCCCACTTGGTATTCTTCTTGACTTCACACTGCTCTGTTAAGTTAACAGATGAGAACCCACACATCTCAGCATCATATCTGGTGATGTCTCCTGGTGTCTCATTGAAAAACTCAATAGCATTCTTGCATACATTTTCGTCAAGCACGTCATCATAGGTGACGATGTAGTCTTTAAGATCCATAGGAAAACTCTTTTGATGCACACTCATCTAGTGCTTGTAGTATTTCGGGGGTGATATATTTTTCGGGGTCTTTATATACAACCGATGGATATACAGAATCATTTCCAATGACAATTCTATTACCCTTTCGTTCGAAGACTCCATACTTCTCTCCCAATTCTAACAGACCATAGTAACGATCCAACCCACGTTGGTCATAATATAAGCGAACCGACACCTGAGAATTCTCTTTCGCTAACCTTGACTTAGCAAGTTTAGCCCTAATGATATTACCTACTACCTCCTTACCGTCCTTCTCCTTAGACTTGCTAAGGTAGATGATATTAGAAGCAGCATACTTAAGACCTGATCCTCCACCCATCTCTTTAGTGGGCATATATGCACCCACCACATCATATGTATGGTTGGTAACTATTAGTGGAACATTTGCCTTACCTAACTTCAGGGTTAGCACACGGAAGATAGCTTTAACTACCTGTGCCCTTGTCATATCTCTTGTTTCTTTACCTGCTTCACTGTCTTCCATCTCCTTAGAAGTGGATAGCATACCAAGTGAATCAAGTACCATCATCATAGGTGGTTGATTCTTCTCTGACATATACTTGTCAAGCACTTTGATTGCTTGTGTCCTAAACTCTTGGACAGTATTAACTGGTACCAGTATCATACGACTGGAGTCTATACCTCTAGTCTCAATCAGGTCTTTACTTATCGCACTTTCAGACTCAAAATAAATAACCCCGCCATCAGGATTAGATTCGAGGAAGTGACGTACAATACCAAGACAGAAAAACGTTTTACCTGTGCTTGATTCACCTGCAATAGCAGTGATTTTGTTTCCTGGAACCCCTTTGTTGATAGATCCGCTGACAAGTCCGTTAAAGATGTACGAACCTGTGTCGATATAACCACTTGTGTCACCAGCAGCGACACCATCACTAACGACAGCAGCGTATTCATTGTCAATCTCCTTGACTATATCTTTTAAAAAACTCATGACCAAAGTGCTTCTAATGTGTTTAGTTTCTCTGCCTTCCAACCTATTGTATCAAGGATAGCTTTCAAGGGAGCAAGGAAACTCTTCTCAAATTGTAGGTCATAGTCGATGGATTCGTCAAGCCCAAATTCTGATGGAAGAGTCTGGAAGAATGAGATTATATTCTCATTAATCTTATTAGGTGTCCGAAGATGTATGTATTTGATCTTCTCACCCTCTTGTATGATTGGATACTTATGATGTAACTTCCTCTTCTTAATGTAGAAGTTATATAATAGAGCACCTCTGACATGCATGGGACATCCCTTACCATATATGGTAGCAGTGGATGTATTCTTTGCTATATTATTACAACCACGTGGGAATGCTACTTCCTCTGGGGTCATTGCTTCAAATTTCTTTCGGAAGTCTGCAATATATTTCTGAGTTGCTTGCTCACTACCAGTCATGATGACGTTAAGTGCTTCCTTAATAGCAGTACGACATGGTGCAGGTGTAGAAGACTTCACTGCCTCTATACCCATCATCTTTAGTTTAGGTTTCTCATACTGGACACCCTCACTATTCCATACGTTTAAAATATATCTCTTCTTCGCTGTCCATATACCTTTGTTTGCTATATTCTCACGCTTCATGACCATCTTCTGATCATATGCGTTTACATAGGTTGCCATTTCTTCATAAGCACCCTCAATATAGCGATCAAGTTCCACATCGCACACCTTTTTAAGGAAACTAAGTGTACTCTGATCGTCCTTCTCTCCACTGGGGAATACAGCTTGTACCAGAGGACCAAGATTAAGGTAAATAGAATCGGTATCACTAGCAATGACATAATCTTTCTCCTCTGTGTTTAATACTTTGTTTAAATAAATGTTTACTTTGTTTTCGATCCATCGGATTGCGACTTGTCCACTGAGGGTAATCGCTTCAGCGTTCGCAAGATTGTAATACCTGAAGTATTGGTTACCGATTGCACCATAGGCAGAGTTAAGTTGGATCTTTCTTGCCATCTGGACATTATTAAACTTAGCAATGTCTCTTCTGAGTTGGTCGGTTGGGTTGGTTTCATACTCTTGCTTAGCCTTAAGCATCTTCTTTTTATATATTGTCCTCTCATCATAGATGCGTTGCATCATTTGAGGAAGGAATCCGTGGATGTCTTTACGATATTGTGCTCCATTGGCACACACTGCAAAATCTCCATCGATCCTAACTTTTCTGTTGAGCAGTCCTTCAACTGTGGCAGTGGCGTGTCTTCTATCACAGAGGGTTTCTGGGGAGATGTTGTACTGCATGATAAGGTGAGGGTACAGACTGTTAAGGTCAAAACTGACCACCCAATCATAGATGCCAGGGACTGGTTCCTTGACATATGCTCCTGCGTATTTGTCATCTTTCTTTGTTTTACTTTTCGGTGGGACTACTACATTGATCTTACTAAGGTCATTATATATCAGTGTGTCCCAGACTCTCACCTGTGAATACACGTCTGTGAAATTAACCTTAGCATCATATGCCATAGCGACACACAACTCAACGAGTTTCATCTTATCTTCCAGACGGTCAACAAGATCAACGTCATGTATGTTGTATTCTACAAAGCGATCCCAGTCATTAGTATAGAAATCTTTAAAGTTTTCATACTGTGAGTGATCTAACTTAGCATCATCCAATTCTACCATAGCTATATGGTCTAGTCTATAAGACTCTTGGTTGGTGTAAGTAAACTTCTTATAAAGGTCAAGATAGTCAAGTATATTTACACCTGTAATCTCATACGCAATATTCTTACGTCCTTGAATGACAATCTCCCTGTCATATACCCTCTTCCAAGGTGACAGAGACTTCTTCCACTTCTCTCCTAGTATTCTCTCTATCCTACGACAGATATAAGGTATGTCATAGAGGTTACAGTTCCATCCTGTAATAATATCAGGGGTATTCTTTACCCACCATCCTACAAAGTCCTCAAGCATCTCTGCCTCAGTCCAGAAGACACGATACTCATGCTTAGATGTATACTCACGTGTACCCCACGTGACAATCTTCTTACTATTGAAATCCTTAATGGTAATGCATAGCATCTCCTCAGCAGATGCTTCTACATCAGGGAAACCATTCTCACATGCGACCTCAATGTCAATCGTATAGATCTTCATCTTGGTCATGTCATAATCTACATCAGAAGGAAACTTCTGAGCAACATGTTGGTACAAGAATCTCTCATACCCATGCACCTCTAGACCAGCAGCATTCTCATACTGTCTAAGGAAGTCACGTGCCTCTCTAGCACCGTCGAATTGCTTCGGGTATGCCTTCCTACCATCCAGAGTTTTATACTTGGAAGGTTTTGATTGAGCATCAGGTACCAGATACATTACTGGCTTTGACTTCTCTCTATACTGCACAGGTTCTCCATCCTCATACCCACGGTATAGGATGTCATCACCCAATAAACAAAGGTTAGTATAGAAACTACTCACTGATTGCTGTCTCGTACAACTTGGTTACCGTCAAGGATGGATCCATCATAGTCATAACATCGTCAGATGTCAAGAAGATGTCACGTTGACTGCTATGTAAAGGATACTCCTCAAGGTTACCCTCTGGTGTCACATAGTAACAATTCTCAATAAGAAGACTAGGCTCCTCATCCATCTCCGTTATCTTCCCCAACAAATAGGTTGTCGGGTGGTGTTTGAGTATGATCAATTTTAGCATCGTCTTTAGTTAATGATTTGTACTTCTCTATTGCCGTCTGCCAACCCTCTATTACATTAGTATGAGGATCAGAGATTGCTACCACTGAATACAGTGTAACAATGTTTCGGCCTGTTGCCAATGGTGACCAAGGAAAAAATTCTAATTGAATGTTACCCAACTCATCCATCGGTACCTCAACCTCTTCATTAAACATATCCTCAGTTGATCTAAGAAGTTGCACAACGAAAGCATCGATAAACTCATATGCAATGGCAGACTTACCTGACTCAGGACGGATCTCCTTTACGTCAGCTACTACGTCCTCTCCGTTTTGCATTCTTACGACCTTTACGCTCATAGTCTTTCTCCATTAAGTTATCAAAGGTAAACTTCACCATATCAACGAAAGCACGTCGAGCAGTGATATTCTTTTCTTCAGCGAGGATGTGTACCATCTGGTTGAACTCATCAGTATACTCTGGTGGGATGTCAACTGTCAAGGTGTCCTTCTTCTCGCTCATGGCAGGACACAGATTTACATACATGTTCATGGTGATCTCCAAACAAAAAGAGACCCTTGGGGTCTCTTCTATTGTGTATTATATATGTTAGTATTCACCACTTGTATTTTTCTCTACCCACTCAGCATTATTTCTACAGTATGCGTTAGCATCTATCTTCATGTGTAGGTGAGCAGAGGTATGAAGCCCCTCGATCAGGGCTATTATTCCCAGTAGCATCACTGGCATAAGGAAAAGGGGGTGCCCTAGTGCATCTCCAGTCTTCATAGTTGAATGACATCTCTAATATCTATGAGAGATAATCCTTCCTAGCATGATGCTCTGGTATCACCTTACCTAACTTGACAACGAGGAGTCCGTTATCGAAGGTAACGTCTGTGACGTGGGTGTCTTCTGCGATTGTCCATGCCCTCTGGAAACTTCTCTTCGCCAATCCTCTGTGGATAAACGTCTCCTCTTCGTCAGGGGTATCTTTAGTGCCCTCGACATGGAGTTTTCCATACTCGGTGTAGACATTAACTTCCTCCTTCTTAAATCCTGCTAGTGCAACCTCCAACCTAGACTCGTGATTGTTTATGTGTACAATATTAAAGGGTGGATAATTCTGAGCTTCTAATGCATTGAAGTTCTCGAAGTAATCATCCAACCCTAACGAGTTAGTAAAAATCTTATCCATCAGCTGTGGTAAATCAGCTGCACGGTATCTCTGTATCTTAGACATGATAGCTCCTCCATTGAGCGAGTTTGTATTGTGTGGTCCCCGAAGGCAACCACATCTATTTATAGCACACCTGTGGAAAACTACATGTAGTGGTATCCGAAGTAGTACATTCGTTACATGTCTTAATTGCTAAATAGAAGTACTTCTACTTAGGAATAATGAAAAAAGCAATATTGCTTTTTGGAATGATTTTGATGAGTGGCACCGCAGCACGTGCCGATCTGACTCATAGACTTAGTAGCTCGACACAACTCCAAGTGGATGCGGGTTATACACAGGTTTCACGGTCAGCAAATACATATAGTACCAGTGGATCTGGTGTCTCAACAACAATTACACCGTCAGGTGGTAGTGCCACTAGCGACCTAGGTGGTATACAATCTGTTGCCACATCAGGAGCAGCTACATTTGCTCTACCTGATGCAGCACAGACAACTCAAGGAAATGCATACTCATTTACTCAGTCAGTCTCATTAGGTGACTCCATAGTTACTACTGCTGCTGACGTAGGAGACGTACAAGGTTACTCCAACATAGTATCGACTGCCCCTGGTAGTGCTGGTTCCTTGGCTGGTACCATAACTTCAGCAGGTGCTATGGCGATAACAGCTGGTGGGGCTGGCACTTCGGCTACGGGACAGTTTGTTACAGAAGTAACCATACGCTAGGATGCTACATAATGAAACGAGTTTTAGTACTACTACTGCTTAGTTTCGGGGGCACTGCTGCTCATGCAGTCCCCGTGGTACCAAACTTCCAACAAGGTTCTATGACGAGCCATACGGAAACGGAGTCTACCATAACAGAGACGATTAACTCAATTGATTTTAGAACAGGATGGGAATATACAGTGTCAGGGGTAGGCATATCCAACGACGGAGAAGCACTCAACCCCAACGTGAATACATCAACCGTGACAGTAGCACCGTCGGTGGGATCGGGAGAAGGTGCCATAACTGGTACCGTAACCTCTTCATTCGACAATCTGGACTTCAGCAACAACGGAGCGTTCACGATAACGACTCCAGGGGATGCCTTTCAATTCGTACAGAGTTATCAAGGACCAGGTATGACCAACCAAACCCTGATACAAAGAGTCACCACCGTAAAAAGCGTGACCGACACAACAAGTACGTTTACCCAGTAATTGCAGCACTTCTCAGTGTCCAATGCTTACCCTCAAGAGCAGAAGGTGTTGGTGGTGTTAGTGCAACAGCGAACCCGATTGCGAACTCTTCTGGCTCAGTAACGAACCAGGCAATACAAGTTTTACAAGGTCCATACATAACCAACACCTATGGTGGTGGTGTGCAGTGTCAGGGTAGTACCTTTAACCTAACTCCCTACGTGCAGTTTGCCGACTCTCGGAAAGATCCTTGGGTCGATTTTTATAATGAACCACAATATAACATGACTGATACTACAGGTAAGACTACCAAACAGACAGTCACAGTTAAAAACTATCCTTGGGAAGATTGGTATGACACAAGGACTAAAGCAGATGGGACTAGATGGTTCCCAGATGGTGAAGACATGCAGATCGAGATGGATATAGACGGTGCTGATGGTGTGCCTGACGTAGTTAATAGTGGTGGTACCATGACACCTACGTGGTACAAACCAATAAGGACTGACATGTCTGCTAACCAGTCATTCAACGCTGGTCTCTCTGCAACACTATCAATACCCCTGAACAGGAAGTTAGTTAAGCAGTGCCATGAGGCTGCTGCTCAACAGATTGCTATGCAAACTCAGTTAGTATCTAACAAGAGATTAGACTTCGAGTTGGCTCGTCTCAAAAACTGTGGTGAGCTCAAGAAAGCTGGCATCATGTTCCATCCAGCATCTCCATACCATAGTGTATGTGCTGACGTTGTAGTAACAGCACCAGGTGGTACTCTGGTACCGCATGAGCATCAGTTACCTAAACCTACTTGGGTTAACCCTTCTTCTTCGGCTTCTTCAGAGGAGGTAGTCCCCGTTTCTCCCGATAATCAAGAGTCCTCTTCTCAGATAAACTCGGACGGCGTTCAACTTTCCCCAGTTTCTTCTTTACAGCGTCCATCACCTTCTTTATCACAGGCTTCACAGCCTTCAGCAAAAGATCTGCTAGGGGTTTGGCAAATAGGGCAGATGCAGTTGCCACAGTAGCAATGGTTGCAGTGGTTGTTACAACACCTGCTGATGGGAGGAATTGTTCCACTGCTGGTACAGGCTCCCAGATAGTCTCACAGATTTTACCGTCAGGTGTTAGTTTATATTCTTTAACTTGCTCATCACCCTTCTGATTCCTGTCACCTATACGTCTGGCATTAGGTGGAGGACATTCTATCTCTCCAGAGGGTTGAGATGTATCAGGTGCTTCTGGTGTCTCTGGTGTGCTTAGATCTGGATCACCTGTATCTACACCCTCGTCTTGCTCTGGTTGATCAGGTGTAATGGTCTCCCATGTTAATGATCTAGCATCGTAGTTAGGTGGCTGGTAGTATGGCATACCTGCATCACATAAGACCACGTTACCTTTAGGGTCATCATTGACCAGCATCTTATTGCGTGATCTATTCTTTAAATTCTCTTTGTGTATGGCAACACAACCAGGCATATCAACGATAGGTGTACCTGCATATATTACTACTGGTGGATCTATTCCATTAGTTGTTGGTGGTGCTACCATCCAACCACGTAGATCAGCCACATATACACTGC